CAAGTCAGTCCTATTCTTCGAACAGAAGACCAAAGACTTAAAGCCAGCCCCTAAGGAGTAATAAACAATGTCTCTCGACATCAACAATAATTACCGCGGTACTTTGTATGGTCGTGACCGTCTAGGCTACACGACTCCTGATGCTGATGCATCTGAACCGCTGCGCCCGTTCCTCCCTGTGCCCTATCCAGCCCCGTGGCTGCCTGGCAAGCGCTTGGATGAAGGTCACCCAGTGGGAGCCCAGGTCGTGCTCAGCTCGCACTCTATTGTCGGTCTCGACAAGTCGGGTGCATTGGTCCCTGCCGGCCTGATTTCAGGTACGCAGGTATCCTCGCAAATCCTCACTGGTACTCCAGCTGCTACTACGACAGTTGCAGGTGCCGGTGGTGTATTGACTTTGACTATCTTAAACACTGACGTTGCTTATAGCGGCAAGGAAACAGGAGTTCCTGCGGTCACTTGTGCGGGTGTTTCTACTACTAGCTTCAGTGCTGGTGATACGATCACTATTCTCGGAACTACCACCCGCGTAATTGATGGTAGCTATGTAATCCTATCTGTTGATTATGGCACAACTACTGCTAGTAGCTGGACTATAAAGGTTGCAGGTACCGCTTATAGCGGCGTGGCAACTGAAATCCTGGCTTCTGGTGGAACCTGGACACTTCGTAACTATACAGGTCTCTATTGTGCAGTTCAGTATGGTCAGAATGACGTCGGCTTTGCCCGCGATGTGTACAGTGGTAATCCGGTGGCAGCTGCTGGTCAATATGAACTTCTCGCTGCTCCATCTGAAGGCGTGCAGGGCGATATCATCGTCTTCCCGAACGGGAACGTGATCTCTGTCCTTACAGCAGACGTAGTGATTGGTAAAGCATCCACCATTATTCCTAATGGCGTGGCCCGCCCAGTTGGATACGTGGTTCGCAACGTGTTCCAGTTCCTTGGCGGCGTGAACCTCATCAGCGCTGGTGCCGGTTCCGGTGGTATGTTCTACACCCTCGAATCAATGGTTCCTCTTCAGTTCCGCGTTCATAACTACATGCATGAAATGGGCACTGCAATCCAGACCCACTTCGTTCTCCGTATGCCGTGGATCGGTGCAACTCCATCAGCCCTCCAGGCTTATGCAACTGCAGACGGTATCTCTGGATACGTCCAGACTGACTTCGGCCGTAGCTTCGTGCACGCAACCGGTGGCACAGCTGGCAACCCATACAGCCTCAACGGCTTGTCGGTTGTTGCTTCCCGCCTTGGTTCCGGACAAGATGCCGGCAACTATTCCTTCTACAATTCCAACGTAAACGGCTTCGATGAAATTTGCGGCCGCGTGCTTGGCGTAGAATCTCTGTATCCTATCCGTGACTTCGCAAACCGCGTTCGTACACAGTTTGAACGCGCGACGGAAGCGGTAGGTCCTTTCACAACCAAGACTCCGTCAATCGGACAGCTTGGTGGATCGGCAACCCGCGGCATGGATTATATGGTCAACCTGACGAATGACGGAATTCTCCGCCTCGCCTCCGACCAGAATAAGACCATCCGTCCGGAATATGCAACTTACGTCTACGTTCACTTCCTGGCCCGTTAAGAGCTAGTAGGTCGAACTAGATCCCGGTGATTGTTTGCGAGGGACCCGTGCGCTTACTGACCTTTATAACAAAAGGCAAGGCAGTTATTCAAGGCGATTCACTGCGATGCGCGGCTCCCCGGGCAAACGATCCTCGGAGACAGTGTAACAAGCTATTGGCAAAGAAGAACGAGCAAGGTCAGATCGCTGGCAACTTCCGTTGCGAGCGATGTCATCAGGAAATAGAAGTAAAGTTGGCACCCGCTCGCGAAGACCTAGCCAAGTCCTAAAGTAATCGCAAGAGGTTCAAAGTAACCCTAATCTCATTTGGAGAAATCATGGCCAAGAACGTAAAAACCGAACAGCTCGACTGGAACGATGCTCAAGTAAAGACTGACCTTGCACGCATGGAAGCTATCTTCCGTACAGGCGGGTATGATCCAGTCGAAAAGAAACAGATCTCGATGGTTGACGCTTTGGACATTCCAAACGCCGCCTTCCTGATTCCTAGGGTTCTGACAACCTTCGTCCAAGAAGGCATTGAACCTATGTTGATTGGCACCAGTTTGCTCCAGCGCGTTGACTACGTGCCTGGCATGCAGACTGTCTTCCCAGCCATCGACGTGCTCACAGCACGTGAAGTTGGCGACGGAATGGCACTGCCTATCTTCAATATCAACGTTGGTGGGGCACAGACCTTCGGCGTGCACGTTGCACGTCACGGCTTGGCGCTTCGCATCAGCGAGCGTTTCGTGGAACAGTCCACCTACCCGTGGATCCAGTACTGGATGCGCCTCGCCGGCAACGCGCTTGCCCGTCACAAGGAAGAGTTCATCTTCAATTTTATCACCCAGCTCGGCACAGTGATCTTTGACAACGATCCTCTTGCCCGCGCGACAGCCTCTGTCCAACAGCCTGTTAAGGGTATCACCACAGGTCGTAACCTTAAGGGTCAGTTCAACGGTTCTATGACCGCTGACGACGTGTTTGACATGTATGCCCAGATCCTGACTCAGGGCTTCATCCCTGACGTGATGCTGATTCACCCGATGTCATGGCTGCAGTGGGTCAAGGACCCGGTGCTCCGTGAATTCGCCATCCAGAATGGAGGCGGCTCCTACTTCGCACAGTGGACAGGTCAAGCCAATGAGCTGAGCAAGCCGTTCTTCAACTTCGGCGCACTCGGCTTCGGGCAAGGTCAGACTGGTCAGTTTACTGCTGGTGCTCAGACTGGTGGCCAGACTTCTACGGCTGCCGGCTTGCCACAAACCCAGCGTTCTGGTCCGGTGCTGCCTAACTACCTCGGACTCCCGTTCCGCATCGTGGTTAGCCCATTTATGAAGTTTGACCCTGTCAACCGCCTGGTTGATACAGTTATCTTCAACAGCACGAACCTGGGCGCCCTCATCGTCGACCAGGATCCTCATGTTAACTCGTGGGATGACCCAATGTATGATCTCCGCAACATCTCTATCGAAGAGACCTATGGTCTTGCCCTCATCAATGAAGGCCAGGCTATTGGCACTGCTAAGAATATCAAGCTCCGCCCGAACGAAATCGTTCTGCCGGCTCGCTCCATCATGGACATTGGCGTTCAGCAGTCTGCTGGCAACTTCCAGACTTACGAGAACGTGCAGGTGTTTGGTGCTTCTCCTATCGATCCTACAGCGGCTTCGCTCTCGGATCTGCCAACAACCGACTAATAGGTTGGCGGCTTAAGCATGACCTTAGGGCAGCCTAGCTGTCCGCACAGAGGGTGGCCCGGTACTCGGCCCGAAAACCCGGGCTGACCACTGGACCACCCTCATTGTGTTTTGGGGCAAATCAATTTTCAGCTATACTAAAGAGGAACAAAAATGTCCACTGCATATACAATTCCAAATGTAAACGGCGACGGTTCTCAGTTTGCCCTAACACTTAATTGGCCGTCGGGCCCTACCGGGGCCAACCTGCTCGGTGGTGTCATAACCTGGGCTATCTCGGCGACAACAGGAACAGCAGGCACAGTAGTAGGATCCAACGATGGTTATTCCGCACTATATACAGTAGCAACTGGCGTTACCGGTTCGAACGTTGATACAGTTACAGCCACTATGCATCAGGGTGCTACTGGTCAGGTAGGTACCTGGCAGCCGGGACGGCTCTATCGCTTGGGCGATCAAATTGAGGCAAACGGCTATCTCCAAACTGTGAGTTCGGCTGCCCGTCTGATCCCAACGATCTACACTCCACTGCACAATTCCATTCCTTCGTTTGGATGGAGCGGCGCTGCTCCGAGTGCTTTTGCTGGTGATGCTGGTTGGTTTGCAGCAAGATCAACTGAATTTACTAGTGTTACAGGTTTGGCACTGTTCGCAATCGATCCAAATGGTCTCAATGTCATCCTGAACCAGGGTGATGGCGATTTTAATGGTGACTGGCCGGTTGGGGCAGTTCAAGTAGGTCCAGATACCAATCAGCAAGGTTCCAAGACTGGCTATTATCTGAACTCCGCGGGCGTGGTAACTGCCGGGCTTAATCCAGGTCCGGTTACAGCTGCTTCAGTTACTGTGGTTGCCGCTGGTTATTCTAGCGGGGCAAACTACATAGCTTATCCAGGTGCTAATGAAGCCGGCACATCTGTTGGTATCGAATCTCCGGTGCCTACAGTATTGGCGCTCACATCAGTGGCTGCCTCTTCTGGCGGCGTGGCAGTTTATACTGGCACAATCGCAGCCAATGCTACGGCAGCTGCTGCCCTTGTTGGGTCTTTGTTCGTTGTGCAAGGTTTTATTAGCTCTGTTCTCTCGGGCTCTACTTTCGTTGCCGTGAATAACGGAGCGTTTATCTGCACAGCTGCTACCACAACAACTCTTACTCTGGCCAATGCAATTGCAGTGGCTGAGACTCATACAGCTTCTACGTATGTTCTTGTGCCTACAGACAGCCGTATGAAGAACGCATCCTATGAGGAAAAAGGAGCGGGTGCTAAGGGCACTTTCGCTATCACCTCAGTAGTATCTACAGTTGCTGGTAGTGGCGTGGCGGTTTATGTAGGAACCTTCTCTGCAACAGTAAATGCTCTTATAGGTTATACATTCAAGGTTGCGGGATTCGTCACGCATCCTACCAATAATGGTGTTTTCCTCTGCACTGCTTCCACAAGCACAAACCTGACATTGGCTAACGCTGCGGCAGTAGGTGAATCTGCTACAGCGACAGCAGTCAATAGCGGCACCCGTGCATATCTTGACGCACAAGGTAACGCTCATATTGGTTGGCAGCTTTCTGGCGGCACGCAGGATTTCTCAACGCCTGTAGCTAACCCGCCAGCTTTCAAGATATCAGGTTACACACTTGATAATGAATTGATCTGGCTGGCCGGTGCTGCGGCATCTACAGCAACAAAAGCCGCAGTTCTTACTACAGCAGTAGGTGCTGCTACTCCGCTGGGTTACTTCGGCGTAGTAAGCTAATCGTTAAAGACATTCATGCGACCCTGGAGGTCCCAATATGTCCAATGTAATCGAATTCCCAATTACCCCGGACTACGCCGGGAAGACCGTGGCACTCTCTCCCGAGAGTGTTGCGAACCGCTTCCAGTGCCGGGGCTTCGTTGTATTCCGTAACAAACCCCAAGTTGTACCTCCCGGTGCCGACATGGCATCTATTCAGACAGGTATCCTGGACGGCCGATTACTCGAGATGGCGCCTGGCAGTGTCCTCGCCTCCAAGAACGCCAGCCTGAACCCCGCCTCCGAACTTGGTGACACAGACAAAGTGGTTTTTACCCTCCAAACTAAAGAGGGTCTTATTGTGATTACTCCAACTAATTCTGAACAAGCCGAAGCTATTGAAAAAGAGCTGCAGGAGACAGGACAGTTGGACCTCTCCCACTATCCCGATATTCAGAAGAGCAAAGTTCCTCACCTAACAGGCATCACTATTACCGCGTTAGAACCCGAGAAAACAGATGACTAATCTTGCTGTTTCAACCGTCAGTCCGGCCGATGGGGCAACAGATGTTGTGTTGGGCACTCCTGTCACTGTTACCTTCAATGGTGTCATTGATACCGATTCCTTCAATAACGCTACCTTCGTTCTCACAGGTCCGGATCTCGCCGAAATAGTAACCGTCAATCAGATTATAGAACAGACGCCCACCCCGGTTTATGGGAACCGCTACATCCTGGGTACTTTCGGCTTCTCCACCAAGACATTCTCTCCCTGGGTTGCCGGCCAGTCCTATCATGTGGGCGATGAGGTCATCGACAACAATCATAACTCCCAGACTGCCAGTGAAGCTGGTATAGCTGCTCCCTATGCACCAGCTTGGCTCACAGCGACATCTGCGGTCACAACCGATAACAACCTTCCGATCTGGCAAGCCCATACCTACTATCCTTTCGGGCAGTACATCCTGGATTCCAATGGCAATATCCAGAAGTGTACAACCAGTGTTGGCGGGACTTCCGGCAGCGCTGTCCCCGTATGGAATCAGTCAATCAGCGGCACCACTTTCGACGGTAGCATCAGTTGGACGAACTATGGTCTGCTTGACCCGGTTGTTTGGGTCAACAATGGCCCGGCCAACAGCGGCGTAACAATAGCAACATTCGTGCCAGCCAAGTCCATGATCCCTGGCCAGAAATATACAGTTCTGGTTGTAGGCTCGGACTCCACAGTAGCCGCCTCATTCGTACACGGCCCTTCCGGCAATCCTCTTGTAAACTCCAAGCAATGGACATTCACTACCGGCACGCTGACGGGGGCTACTCCTCCCGTTCAGAATCCTATCCCTCCTCCGATTAGTTATCTCGATCCTGCTCAAATCATTGTCAAGCCCCGTCCCCCGGTCGGCATAGATGATCCATCCGTAAGCAATATCACGCAGGTCGAGTTGATCTTCCCTGCCCCAGTAGATCCTAATTCATTTGATCCTACTCAGTTGCTGATTGGCGTCGAGCCTATCATGAACGACCCGCAGGTTCAGATCAACCCTTCTGCTAGTGCTTCCTATATCATTCAAGGCAACAAAGTCATAGTCACAGTTATAGGTGCTTAATGGCATATGAACAGTATGACAATGTGAATCTGCTCGCTCTTGCTATCTGGCGTGAGGCGCGCGGAGAAGTATGTGATGCCCAACTCGGAGTGGGTTGCTCCATCCGCAATCGTGTAAATCATCCGACTTGGTGGGGTCATGACTATCGTTCTGTCATTCTGGATAAATGGCAGTATTCGTCCTTCAATCCAAATGATCCCAATGACACCAAATATCCCGGGGATACTGATTCTGTGTGGCTCCAATGTCTGGAGAATGCTTCGTTGGTGATCAATGGCAACTGCCCAGACAACACAGATGGAGCCCAGTCTTACTTCGACAAAAGCCTCGACAACAATCCCCCCAAATGGGCAGCAACAATGACCCACACTCTGGATCTCGGTAGGCTACATTTCTACAAGGTGTAATATGAAGTTTCCGCATTTCGATATCGACAAGATCCTGACGGACATCTCGGACTACCACGTTGCTGTTGGCGTTCTGGTGTTCATCACCGGGGCGGTTTTCCAGTGGTTTCATCATCTGGATCCAGGCTTCACTGCCTTCTGCGGGACGATCCTTGGCTTCTTGTTTGGACATGGTTGGATACAAGCAAAGAATGGAGTAGATGATAGTAAAACAACAACAGGAGCAGATCATGACAACAACTCCGGCAACACCAAGTAATAGTATTTTCAACCTCGCAGCTGATTGGCAGTGGGTACTTCGACATCTAGTAATGCTGTTTGTCATAACTGGCTTGCTATGGGGTAGTGTTTATGGCATTCAATCTATGATAGCCAGCCATGATGCCAAAACAGAAGCACATTATGATCAGCAATTGGCTGCTTCTACGGCCCAGGCTCAGGCAACCGAAGAGAGACGAATTGCCGATGAGAAAGCACATGCTATTATTGATGCTCAACTCCTTGCGCAGCTCTCGGCCGATCAAGTGGCAATGAAACAGCGTGATAATTTGATGGCACAATTAGTCGCCAAGATTCAGACCATGACAGTTCCGCAGGTTGTGGCTGATCTTCAACCGAAGCTTCGTGCCGGCACAGCAACTGAATTGCCTGATGGTGTTAAGCTTGATCTACCTGCCGCACGCGATGTGGATGCCCAGATGACGGAGGGAACAAATGCAAAGGCAAACCTCGCCACGACCCAGGCAGATCTCGCCAAAGAAACGGTCATCGCGTCCAACGCTGCCACCGATCTGGCTACGGCCAAACAAGCCATCACAGATGAACAAGGAAAGAACGCTGCCCAAGTGAAAGCCTGTAACGCTGAGAAAGATACTATCAGATCAGACGCCGCGAAGAGCAAAACCAAATGGGCTCTTATTACCGGCATTCTCGGATTTCTTTTTCGGGTAGCAACGCACGCTTAAGGAGATTTCATGTTCTACGCAGGCGATACTTACAATTTCATTCTGAATATCCCGGCACTAGGTCCAGGCACTCTAACCGTTACCAGCTCTTATGTGTTGATCTCCGTCCTGGATATCACCAATCCCGGGTCACCTATTGTTGCCGGCGCCCACATGACTCTGATTGCCGGAACCAGCTATATCTACTACTATTCTCTTACTATTCCGAATGTCTCTCCGAAGGACTATGTGGCGATCTATAGTTACTCTACATCCAATAGTCAGTCTCTTGGTACGGCAACTGCGGCTACGTGGGCGACAGGCATAGCAACCTTTACATTCCCATTGCCTCTGCCGCCCAACGCTATCCCAGGCAATTTGCTTACTACTACCGGCTTTACGTCCGTCAGTGGATCTTACAATCTCTCGGCTGTTTCAATCCTAACAGTCGATCCGACAACAGGCGTAATAACAGCTCCACAGGCGACTTCTACAACCGCGTCGGCTGGGACTTTGGGCACAGGCGTGGCACTCGCTAATGCAACGGTTTCCAACCAGTTGATTTCCAGCACCGATAAAGTCCATGTCGGTGATTCTAACATTACCGGTCAAGTAGCCTTGAACGCTACGGTAGCCCAGAATGCTACGGTGGCCAAGGATGCCACTGTATTCAAGTCAGCTCAATGGGTATCCCCTCAGAACGACCCGTTGGTGCAGACTATCAACACCGCCGTCCAGACGATACTCGCTGACAGTGTCACAGAGCTTACTCTTCTTGGCACGCTCGCCAGCCAGGTGCTAGATATCCATGACAACCTATTTGGAACCTGGACTATCAATCAGACTTTGAGTCCTCCTATTCTCACTTTGAGCCGGGTTGGCGGAGGTGACTTTGCGACTTTCCAGCTTATCAACAACGCCACCACTACGCAGCGTTTCGTGCTTACGCACCCATAATAATCCCAATAAAATTCATCTCTTCATAGTCTTGGCTAGCATCTATACTAACCAGGAGTATGAAGAGGTCTGTCTAGGTGGACTATGTCCGTAAATACTATAGTTACCATACAATTGCCTGAAGGCTTCGCATTGACCAGCGGCGCCCAGCTGCGGGAACCAATGCAGTTTCAGGTGGTCTCCGGTCTCACGCCATACTATTCCTCTGTTGATTTGGTAAGGCTGAATGGCGGCATCTATCTGCGCAAGGTTACAGACCTGACGGTCGCCAGCATGATCTATTGGCAAAGCAAACAGGCTGATGCATTAACCTGGTCGTTGCCTATGATGCCCCCTTCTTATGCCCCGTTCACCGACTTTCAGGAAGTCCATTTTAGAAACTTCCTGATGGCGCGCGCGAACTTTGTAACCTACATGTCAGCTCAGCAGTTGATCCTGAACATGTTCGACTTGAATGCCGTCCGCGGCAGCAAGACTCTGGCTAACTTCTCTGTTAGCCGGCAGGACTTCTCCAACGACAGTGGTATTCCTGGTAAACTGAAAGATCTAAAACAGCAAGTAGATGACTGGGAGCTCGCCTTGAAGAGCGGCGGCAATATTGGCCATAAGGGCCATGTCAAGCCGCGTATGGCAGCCAAGGGTCTCTATGACGACAGCGATAACACGCCAGGTCGTACATGGTTGAACTCTGGTCCCGGCGCAAATACTTATTCCATGACCGGCGTCAGTTCGGCTGGCGGTAGAAGTAAGACAGTCAAGTTCTATTCTCCCGTTGTTGTCGGGAACAGAATTGGACGCTATTTTGGGCCCACTGTGCTGGTCACATGGCCACGCGTCCCGAGCTACTAATGCCTAGAGTTTAAGAGGAATATAATGTATCTCGACAACCCCACATTTTGGACATCCCTCTCGGATGTCATTCGCACCATTGGCATCGTTGGCATGCTGGGTGCCTTGGGATTTATATTGAAGCTTGTCTGGGGGGCGAGAGGGAAGGTTGACGATTTCGTTGCCGGCTTGGTAGCAGACCGCGCGCTGGCACAGAGAACCTATAATGAACTAACAGCGGCCAAGAACGAGGCTCTTATGAAGGTAACAGAAGCCACGGC